ATGGGGTAAGTTGGTTTCTGCTTTAAAGAAACTAATGAAAGAACCGTACGGACTATCGGCGGGACAGCTTGCATTTTATATATGGAAATGTAAGCCAAACTTTATCTCGTCACAAGAGTTTGCCAAGATGGCTGTAGTAGCTCGCAAGCTATTTGAACAATACGAAATTGATCAGGTCGCCAGACTATACCGAGACCGCCGCAGAGAACTCGCGTCATCTGGTCTTGAGAAAGCACAATACAAGAAAGAAAAACCTAAGTCACTATTATCCTTTTTAAGAGAGTTAGAAAATGGCAAAACGTAAAGAACAAGCAGTAGAAGAAATGTTAGAAGCCGTCACACGCCTCGCCGCTAGCGTATCATTTAATTTTTTCAAGAAAGAAGTTGAGCACGATCAAGAAGGCGTATTAGCTATGGGCGGTGGTGAAATGGTTGATCCTGAACCCAATAAGAGCGGGTCTTATAATTTAGATTACGATCTTTGTGTACCTTTTCCAGAAGGTAGAATTATAGAAATCTATGGAGAAGAGGGCACCTGTAAAACTACTACAGCACTTGAGGTTGCTGGTCGGGCCATGCAAGCTGGTAAAACCGTATTGTATATCAATATGGAAAAGAATCTAAACCTATCTCTTATGAGGTCCGTTAGAACTCTTCGTCCGTTTATTGATGACGCTGTAAAAGCAATGGAAAGCGGCAAGACTAGCGACTGTAGGTTTTGGATTGTACGTGCTACTACAGGCGAACAGGCGTTTGAAGCCATGAGAAAGTTTGCATCTTTGGTCCCACGTGGTGTAGCTATCTTAGATTCTATTGATGCAGCCCAACCCTCTGCTGTACTGTCTGGTGAAATTGGCGAAAATAAAGTTGGTAATCTGGCAAAACTTATATCAGACGCAATGCGTAAACTGATTAACGGGGCAGAGGCCAATAGAACTACATTGATTTTTATCAATCAGGTACGCGATAAGATTACGATGTATGGCGATCCTAGTACTACCCCAGGCGGTAAAGCTTTAAAATTCTATGCTTCTCAAAGAATCAAGTTGCTCAAGCCTAGAAAAGATGATATCATAGTAGATGCGAACGGTGAGCGTATTGGGGTTATCATCAGATATCAAGTAGTTAAAAACAAACTAGCACCAGACGGTAACGAAGGTGCATTCCCTATCCTTTTCAAGAACGGTATGTTTAGAGAACAGGAATTAATTACTCAGTGTTGTAACTTTGGCATTCTATCTATGGGGGGCAAGGGCGGCAAGCAAGTGCTTCTACCTAAGATAGACCGTAAGACTAATGAATACATAGTTGACAAGGAAGGCGAAAAAGATACCGTATGTATGAGTCAATTTAATGCCGCTCGCCGTCTATTGATGGATACTACATTAGTTAGTAAGTTAGATCAAGAACTACAAAAAATATTGCAAGCTGGCACTAGTGATCCTATGACTAGCTTAGTTGATGAAATTTCTGACCCTGAATAATAGAGAAGTGAGGATGAACTTGTTACCCGAACGCTATCCAATGCGTTCTAGAGAACAAAGTAAATCTAAGGGCCAGTTTTTACTAGGTCGTAGCATAAGTTCTATCTATGGCATTCAGACAATAATACTGGAAGAATTCCCTATTCCAGGTGAAAATCTATGGCTAGACTTTTACTTGCCTAACAACAAGTTAGCTTTTGAATTTCAAGGTGGTCAACACGATGAGTTCAATAAGTTTTTTCATATCGATAAAAAGGGCTTTGATAAGTCTAAGGTACGAGACGAACGAAAGAAAGCTTGGTGTCAACTAAATGATATCACTTTGATTGAAGTTAGAAAAAACGTATCTATGGAAGAATTGAGAGACGTAATTGAAAAGGCTAGACTATGACTAATATCGCCGCTGAAAAAGTATTTTTATCTGGGATCGTGAAGTTCCCAGATATGTTCTTTGAATACGCAGAGTATTTAGACGAAACTGACTTTCAGCATTCGGCAACACGCATGACCTACGAGGCCATACGTTCTCTAGTTATTGATAAAGAAGCTAAGTCCTTATCTAAGGCAAAGTTAGTTGCCGAAGCTAAGGCTTTAGGTCATCAAAATTACTTGTCAGCAACTAAGAATGGAGAATGGATTGATGAACTCTTTAGTGAAGAAATTACTAAGGACGAAATCGGCTCTCACTTTTTAGAGGTAAAGCGTCAATCTCTAAAAGATAAGTACTCTGAAACATTCTTACAGCTTAAAGACTATCTTGCTGCAACTGACGATCCGTTGTCAGTTATGATTAGTAAGGTTGAGAATGAGATCGTCAGCAAGGTAAACTCTCTTGACAAGGGCGAACATGCTATCGTTGATATGCGTGAGGGCTTTGAAGAGTTCATTAGTAGTCTAGCCGATGACCCCGGCCACATGGGACTTGATCTAGGATATCCAGTATGGCAAGAACGTATTGGTCATATTCGAAACGGCACCTTGACATTTATAGTTGCTACTACTGGAAGTGGTAAAAGTCAATTTGGTCTTAAGGCTGGTATTATCGCGGCTAGAAAAGGATTACCAGTTCTTATTTTAGACAGCGAGTTGAACAAGCACGATCAATGGATTCGTGTTGCTGCCATGATATCAAAGGTTCCTTCTGACCTTATTGAAACTGGTTTTTGGCGTATGTCAGAAAGTCAGCTACGCGAGCAAGGTATCTCAGATCAAAAACGTATTGATGAAATCATCATGTATGGCAAGCGTTTACGTGATCCAAGACTATGGGAGGCAGTCAAAAAGATGCCTTTATTCTATCAGTCTATTAGCGGTCTTAGTATTCCTGACGTATTACCGCACGCACGTAGATGGCTCCTAACACACGTTAAGCCAGATCGTGAAACACGAGTGCCACAGTGTTTGATAGTTTATGATTATATTAAACTAGCTATGACTAATGAAATCAGTAGCGGTAGACTACAGGAATGGCAACAGCACGGATTGCATGTTTCCATGCTACATGATTTTGGTCAAAAGTATAATGTTCCTATTATGGCATTTGGTCAAACTAATAACGAAGCTGACCAAGGTATCAAGTGTGTAGCTGGCGGCAAGCGTATTAGTGAAAACGTAGATAATGTTAGTTATCTTAAACGCAAAACAGATCAAGAGCGTGCTACAGACGGTACTGGTTCTCACAAGATGTTGAACTGGAAGGCACGTTATGGCAAGGGGTTGTTTGAAAGCTACATTAACTTTGATGTTAATTTGGCGTACGGTGAATTTATAGAAATTGATATTGCTACTGTAGTACCACCAGCACCTCCAGCACCAGCACCCGCTCCAGTAAATAAACCAGACGATGACGACGATGACTAATATAACTGAAGAAAATAAACGCACGCTTAGAAACCACGCTAATCGTAATATTATACATCTCCTATCTAAATTAGATGTTAATTTTAACGAACGTAGCGACGGCCTAATACAGGCGTGTTGTCCATGTCTACAGCATAGTGGAGATGGTAATAATACTACGGCTTTTAGCTGGAGATTAGATCTCGGCAAGTGGGTTTGTTGGACACATCATTGCGAAGAAAGTCGCGGCAACGATATATTTGGTTTGGTTAGTAGTATAAAAAATACTAATTTCCGCGAAACAATCAAGTGGATTCAAGAAAACCTTGAAGCAAACGACGTTGATCTTTCTAAACCATCTGACGATCCAGAGGCACTACATCGAGGGACGCAGTTACATATCCACGAACCACTACCAGAAAACAATCTTAAGTTTTTACAGCAAGATCCCCAATACTTATTAAACCGTGAATTTAATCTAGAGGTACTGCGTGAATATCAGGTTGGCCTATGGCAAAGACTTGGTACGTACATGCATGACCGTGTTGTATTTCCTGTTCGCGACCACGAAGGATTTCTTATTGGCTATACTGGACGTACAGTTCACTCAGAAGAGTACTTCGAAAAACGCGGCTTAAAATATTCAAAGTGGGTGCATGGACGCCACTTCAACAAGTGGCCTCAACGCGGCGACATCTTTACTAGTTCTATCCTATTTAATCTTTTTAAAGCCAAAAAGTATATTGGCGAAAGTAAGAAGATTATCATGGTTGAAGGACCGTTGGACGGCATGAAGTTAGAAGAAGCTGGTATCCATAATTGGGTAGCCACTTTAGGTACAAACTTTTGTCACGCCCACCGTACGTTATTAATTAAGTATGGTGTTACTGATCTATATGTTGCTTATGATGCTGACGATCCATCTAAATACAAAGACAATCAATCTCCCGGTGAAAAGGGATGGAAGAAAATTGAGAGGGTAGTTGGAGATTTATTTAATTTACACAAAATAGATTTACCGCCTGGACATGACTGTGGCAATCTAAATGTACAACAACTGCAAGACATTTTTAAGGGCATTCAATGATTAAACTTAGCTCCGTATCACCTAGTAAAATAAAAACTTATGATATGTGTAAGTTTAAGTTTTGGCTTACGTACCATTGTCCAGAGGTTACACTCAAGTCAAATTGGGGTGCTGCTCATGGATCTTTAATACATGATTTATTAGAAAATTACTCTACTGGTCGTGATCTAGATTGGACATCTAGACTTTATCGTGGCTATGCTGGTGAACTTAAAACACTTGATAGACACCAAAAAGAAACCACTATGGAGTCTCCATTAAGGTGGGCAAAGGATAAGGACTACGCTAACAATAAGCCGTATTGCGACGTATGCCCGTACGCTTCTAAAACAGAACATACTTGTACTATTTCTGGCCAACCGTTAGATAACTTGGATGGTTGCCCAAGACAGCTTTTTGATGGCTCTATTTCAATGATGCATGAAACCATTAATAGATATGTAAAGATATGGCCCAAGACATTAAAGGCTCCAGATGGAACTTTGATAGGATCTGAGTATGGATTTAGAGTTCCTATTCCAGGCACAGACGTACCAATGATTGGTTATATGGACTTGGTTACAGAGGAAAATCCAGACACGATTCAAATTATTGACTACAAGACTGGAGCGTGGACTCAAGATTATTCAGAGTGTCGTAACGACATTCAGGTTAGAATGTATTCTCTTGCTAGTCGCCGCGTATTTATAGACGATATTGAAAAGCGTGGATTCAAGTACAAGAACATAATTATGACGTTTGATTACTTTACTAGCCACCCTATTACCCTTGCTTTTACAGCAGAGGAAGACGCGGAAACAGAAAGGTATGTTGCTAATAAAATTAAAGAGATTGAGTCTACTGATTTTATAACACGTATCGTAAGAAACAATGAAGAATTTGCAGAGCGTGGAGCGTGGAAGTGTCGTTCGCTTTGTGATACAGAAGTATGTGCCTCTAAGTGGCCGGGGAAATTTAAAATACAATGAGAGCTAAAATTACAAGAGACTGGATCGATGCTTATTTCGATCATGGTGTAGACAGACAAAATAGACGAGTATTTATGTTTGACGACGTAGATGCTAGTTCAATTGGTATGGTCATTAAAGCACTATACTACATGGACGCTGAAAGCGATCAGCCAATCGAATTATTTATTGGTTCTTTTGGTGGCGATGAATATGAAATGTTTGCTTTATATGATGTCATTAGAACTCTTAGATCTCCAATTCATACAACCGCTATCGGTAAATGTATGAGTGCGGCACCATTATTGGTTGCGTGTGGAGAACTAGGATTTAGATATACCACACCCCACACCGTGTTTATGGTTCACCAAGCTTGGGACGATCTTGGCCCTAAGCGTGTAGACGAAATGAAAAGAGACATTGAAAATTTTGAAGCTATAGGTAAAAAGTGGTATTCTTTAATGGAGAAACATACAAAGAAAGATGCAGCATTTTGGAAGAATCTTTGTGAATCAGTTGGAGATAAATTTTTTGATGCTAATACCGCTCAAGAGTGGGGAGTAATTGACCACGTGTGGGACGAAAAGGAAGGTGATGAGTGATGGCTAATCATATAGTTACTGTTTGTTGTTGGGGTAAAGGTCACGAAACTGATCTAGTTATGAGTATAGCTCAAGAGGAAGCGTTGTATCGTAAAATACAAAAAATGAAAGCCGTATGTCCTTCGTGTCGTCATGAAGGTAGCGGTAATTGTGCTATTTTTGTAAAGCAATCTAATAGCAAGATATATAGATGTTCTAAAAAACACACTACAACTATTACTCCTTTAAACGGTAATATGTTACACGTAAAATTTGGCAACGAATCAGAAGATTTTACTAACATATATGCTGACCTAAAACAACTCGATGTTCTTATTGACAGCGAGGACATCGTGTGTCATAATTGTTGTGGTAAGCTCAGTGCCGCAGATGATTTACAGCTAAGTCATCAAGTAGCCCCAGGTATAAAAACTAAAACACGTGTTGGTGACATCTGGGATAAAAATGGAATTGAGCCCGTAAGAAATGGCAAGTACGATGGTGACAGTAACTATCAAAATACCCGTACAGAAAAAGCTAACAAGGAACGACTTAAGGTTCTTCGTAAGAGCAGAAACATTTCGCAAGACAGATCACCCGGTAAACGCATAGACGCTCCAACAGATACAAGATACTCACGCCGCGACAAGGGCGACACTAATAGATGAACTTCACACACTTGAACGCACACTCTAAAGCCTCAATGCTTTATGGATCTGCTGACATAAAAGATATGGTTACTAGAGCTAAAGAGCTAGGGCAAACAGCCTTGGCTCTTACTGACTATTCTAACCTATTCAACGCTATCCACTTTTACAAGGAAGCTACAAGTGCTGGTATTAAGCCAATTCTTGGAGTTGATGTATTCTTTTGTGAAGACTCGGAGCAGTTAAAGATTCAACGTGTACGTCAAGTATTCCATATAGTTCTATTAGCTGAAACAGATGTTGGCTGGGCAAATATTGCACGCATTGTTTCCGCCGCCCAAGACGAAGCTCACTATTTCTATAACCCCAGGGTAGACTTCAATCTTCTTGAAAAACATAAAGAAGGTGTGATATGTCTTAGTGGCAACAGTCTAGACGGTATAGTTTCCTATCATCTTTTTGACAAGACTGGCGACGATGGAGAAGTACGAGAAGAGGCTGCACTATTTAAAGCCGAGGGCTTAGTGCGTAGATTTTCTAAGATCTTTGATGCCAACCATTTCTATCTTGAAGTACAGGATACGGGTATCCCAGAGCAAAAGATTATCAACGGTCGTTTACGTACCATTGCTAAAAAGTATGGACTGTCTACTGTGGCGACCAACAACGTACATTATGTACTGCCGTCAGATGCAGAGGCTCATAAGACCTTATTGGCTATGAGCGACAATAAGTTTAACCGTTCTACCTATATTGATTTCAAGCAAGAAGAATACTATTTAAAAAGTAGAGAAGAGATGCTTGCGTGTAATATAGAGGAAGAAGAATTAAATACAGCACAAAAGATTGCCGACAGATGCAACGTAAAGATTGACATTAAGAAGCGTAGACTTCCCAAGTACGAGTTTCTTGAAGAGGGTCATACGTCTATGTCTTATCTTCGTTCGTTAGCTCATAGCGGGCTAGCTCGCCTGGGGCTCAATAAAGCTACGATTGCTAACGAAGAAACGTACGGTGCCAGACTAGAGCGTGAGCTTTCTGATATTGAGGACATGGGGTTTGCGGACTATTTCTTAATTGTTCACGACGTTGTTTCTTGGGTATTGAAAAACGATATCCTAATTGGTAAGGGGCGTGGAAGTGTTGGCGGTAGCTTGGTTAGTTACGCACTTGGCATTACTCAAATTGACCCATTGCAGTACGGTCTTATTTGGGAACGTTTCCTAAACAAGGGCCGAGGTGGGTTGCCTGACATTGACACAGACGTTCCTCGTTCGCAGCGTCAAAAAGTACTGACGTATGTACGTGAAAGATTCGGTGAAAAGAACGTTGCACAGCTTGTGACGTTGAGTGGTCTACAGGCCAAGGCTGTTCTAAAAGAAGTGTTTCGTGTTTATGAAATGCCATTTGATGAAGCCAATAAGATTACGGCACTGGTGCCAGCTAAGAACGACGAACACGTTCCTATTTCTTTACAAGAGGCAATTGACACCGTACCAGAACTAAAGACATATTACAACAAGTATATGCCGTGGTTCAAGATTGCACTGGCACTTGAAGGATGTTACAAGAGTACTGGTATTCATGCTTCCGCTGTAGTTATTTCAGACGTTCCGTTTGAAGATAGTTCGTATCCACTTACTAGATCTAAGGATGGCAACTTCATATTCGGCTGGGATATGAATACTGTTGATACTCTTAGTCTATTGAAATTGGATATTTTGGGTTTGACCACTCTGGACGACATTCAGGTTACAACAGAACTTGTTAAAGAACGTAGAGGAATTGATGTTTCAAGAAAGACTATACCTCTAGACGACCAAGTTACGTGGGGTATGCTTTCTCAAGGATTTACAATTGGTATTTTCCAAATTGAAAAACAGTTGGGTAGAACCTGGAGTAAGAACTTACAGCCCAATAATATCAATGAGTTGTCTGACTTAGTTAGCATTATTAGACCAGGGCCAATGGAATCTAATATGCATACGTCATATCGTGGTGTTAAAGTAAACGGTGAGCCAGCCGCGTATATTCATGCTGCCCTTGAACCCATCATGGGCAAGACGTACTCCGCTCTACTATATCAGGAACAAGTTATTGAAATTTGTAAGCAGTTGGCTGGCATGTCTTTGATTGACGCTGACCAAGTACGTAAGGCTATGGGTAAGAAAAAGCCAGAAGAAATGAAGAAGTGGCTTGAGGTATTCGTAAATGGATGTACAGCTAACGGTATTGATATTCTAACCGCACAAGAAATTTGGGGTTACATTGAAAAGTTTGCTGGATACGGATTTAACAAGTCGCACGGTATTGGTTATGCACTACTGGCTTATGAAACAGCGTACTTAAAAGCAAATTATACAGTTGAGTTTTTATGTGCTAAGCTACGTCACTCCGAAACTCACCCAGATAAGTTCGAACAAATGTCCGCGTTAGTTTATGATGCTAAACTATTTGGCATAGAGATTGTTCCGCCGCGTGTATTCATGGGGAATAAGGACTTTGCTATTGTAGACGACAAGCATATAGCGTTTGGACTTAGTGCCCTTAAGGGTGTAGGTAAAGCTGCCGTTACTGATATATCAAAGATAGTAAAAAACAATAAAACATTCGATGATATTATCTTGGCTGTTGTTGGCGAGAAATCTAAAATCAGCAGTTCTGTTATGACGGCACTTATTCGTGGTGGTGCTTTTGACGATCAACAAGAAAATCGTGTTGAGGCGTACGCACGTTTTCAGCTAATTGAAAGCCTAACAGCTAATGAGATAGAGGTTATTAAAAAGCTTATACCTCACCAAGAAGGAACCAACGATTGGGTACGTATCGTGCGAGGCATAGCGGACGAACAAAAGTCACTTGCTATAAAAGATAAGTATGGTATTAAGATCCCTAATGTTCGTCGTCGTGCAACCATTAGAACTGCACTACTTGATTTTGACGGTAGGGAGTTGTTTGATACTAAGGCTCAACGTATCGCTTGGGAACAGTTTTATCTTGGAATATCATTGAGTGGTAGCGAAGCTGACATCTATACTGCTCGTGACAAGTGTGTTGATCTAGTAAAGAATAGTTCTCCTGACATGAGTTTTGAGATTGCTGTATGTATAGATTTGGTTCGTGAAATAATTACTAAGAAGGGAGATCCAATGGCCTTCGTAACTGCACGCGACAATACGTACCAAATGGATAATATAGTTGTATTCCCCAAGGTGTTTGAAAACTCTAAAAGACTGTTAGAAGAGGGAAACGTTATTAAAATTCGCGGCAAGGTAGACGACAGAGGTTCTTTGATTGCTAACATGATAGAAAGGTTAAAATGATAAAATACGAATATGATATTGTGACTCTAAACTTAACTGACGAACAAAAACAAGTAATACAGATTGGTCTAGGTAACATTGACCAGTTGAATGTTATGATTAAAGATGTGATTAACGCAAAAGCCAATGAAGGGTGGGAGCCGTTATATCCATTTTCCGTTCCGCAAGTTTGGTTTCGTAGAATTAAAGCAAATACTCGCTCTAAAAAATGAAAAATATCATTACACTGATGTCACTCTAGGTCATCATTACTATGATGGTAGATATATCAGATGAAGACGTTGTAGTAATACTTAACGAGTATAATTATATCGTAAAGAGACTAGCTCGTTCAGCTTGTTATTCTTCTGCATCAATTGATTTTTCAGATTTGTGTCAGGTTGGCGAGATCGCTGTCTTACAGGCTATTAAATCTTATGACCCAACGTGTGGCACAACCATTAAGTCATTTGTTTCTAAGGTAGTTCGAAACGAGATTTACTACGAGGCTGCAAGATTTCTAGGAGTGTTTACTGTTGATTTTAGAGTTACAAAGTTAGCAGCTAAAGCTCATAAGCTACACGTTAACGGACTCTCTGATTTAGAGATATCAAAAATTCTTAGTGACAGTACAAATCCAGGTAGGGTGTTTGATATTAATCACGTACGAGATTTAAGAATAGCTTATGGTAGATCTAGTCAGGTTAGTATAGAGCATGATACCAGCACTACCGAAGATTCTGGAATAGAAGAACACACGATCAAAGATCTTTTATCTAATATACCTAATAATAATACTGAAAAATATATCTTGAAAGAAAGAATATTAGGTAGTGTATCCGTGAAAGACGTTTCGTTAGCTTTAAACACAACGCAAAAACACGTATATGAAATAGAAAATCTTTTAAAGGAACGCATTAAAAAGGCAATTGAGGACATAACCGGATGACTAAAAAAAGAATTTTGTTTATTGGTGAGGCCAGTTTTTTAAACACTGGCTTTTCTACTTACTATAGAGAACTATTGCCCCGATTGGCGGCAACTGGCAAGTACGAGATTGCCGAACTTGGATCGTACGCTCGCCAAGACGATCCGCGAGCTAGTGAATTCATTAATGATCGCTGGAAATTCTACGGTGTTCTTCCAACCACACAAGAAGAAGCTAACGCCTTTAATCAGCCGTGCCCACATCCCCGTGGTCGCGGCCAAAACACCAACCAGTTTGGCGAACTTAAGTTTACCTATGTACTTAATGATTTCAAGCCAGACATTGTTATTGACATACGTGACTGGTGGATGTTAGAGTTCCAAGAACGTAATGTCTTTAGACAGTGGTATAAGTGGGTTGTTATGCCTACTGTTGACGCTGAACCTCAAGCGGAAGAATGGATTCAGACATACGAAAACGCTGAGATGGTTTTAGCTTATTCTGATTATGGCGTACAAACATTACGTCGTCAAAGTCAGATGGGTGTCAATGGTCGCCGCAAGATTCGTGTCTTTCCTAAAGCTATGCGTCCAGGTGTTGACCTTGAAGTTTTCAAGCCAATGGACAGAGAAGAGGTTAGAAAGAACTGGAATCTTGGTAGTTATCCTATTATTGGTACGGTTATGCGTAATCAAAGTAGAAAGCTATATCCAGACCTTATTGACGGCTTTGCACACATGAAGAATAAGTACAAGGGGAATGCACTTGTTGACAAGGCAGTTCTTTTAATTCACTCTGCTTGGCCAGATAATGTTTACTCATATGACTATCCTCGTCATATCATGAGACTTGAATCATATCCATGGATGGAATACTACAGTAAAGATATTCGTGGCAGTATTTTACAGTCTATGTATTGCACGGCTTGCAAACAACCGTCCGTTACATTTGCTATGAATCTATATGGCAAACCTATTATCGATGGTCGCATTAAATTACCGTGTCCTCACTGTGGAAAAGTAGAAGCTTCTACGCCGAACACTAGTACTGGATTTAGTCGTGAAGAACTTTCTAATCTATATAATCTCTTTGATCTATATGTTCAGTGTTCAATTTGCGAAGGTGACGGTATGCCCATTCAAGAAGCTAAGGCTTGTGGAGTACCTACGTTAGCAACCGATTATACAGCTATGCGTGAGAAGGGACGTTTCCCTAACTACGACCACTTTAAGGAACTAGGATATACGGAAGAAAACTATACATGCCATAAAGGTGGAGACGTTATTAATGTTGGGCGTTATTTCCACGAACCCGAAACTAGCTGCAAGAGAGCACACCCTGATATTGAAGACTTGGCTGACAAGATGTTCAGTATGATTAGTAATCCAGAAAATCTTGATAAACTTAGTAAAGAAGCTCATGAGTGTGCTATTACTAATTATGACTGGAACGTTATGTGGAAACAATGGGAATATGTTCTTGATAATATTAAGCCATTAAATCGTCTTGAAACGTGGGATAGTCCAATAAACACTATCGAAGAAATCAAGTCTATACCTACTCCCGCTGGTCTATCTGATGAGCAATATATTGAGTGGCTATATCTTAATGTTTTAAAGTACCCAACGGTTGATCCCGGTGGTGCAAAAATGTGGGTAGATAATTTAAGACAAGGTGTTACCCGTGAACAAATCATGCAACAGTTTGTTTCTATTGGTAACCAACAATCAGATGTAAGTAAAATGCGTGATAGTATACGTAGACAATTTGCTGGTATCAATGTGACTGGCAACCAAGGCAAGCAGGAGTTCGTATAATGAAATTATTATTTACTGGTCCACTATTGGACTTTTCTGGATTTGCTACAGCTTCACGTGGTCTGCTTAGAGCACTTGCAGAAAGTAAACAACTTGAAGTTACCGCTCGTCCATTACGTTATGACCAATTAGATAATGGTCAGGTTTTTGATATCCCAGATTGGATGAAGCCATTATTATTAAACGATTTACAAAACGTTGATATTGCTTTACAGATGACAACTTCAAACATTGAAGCTGTTCCTGTCCCAGGTATAGTTAATGGTCTTTATACGTTTTTTGAAACCGATAAACTACAACCTCTTTGGGCACAGAAGGCAAATGAATTTGATTTCCTTATAGTGCCGTCGCGATTTAATGGTGAAACGTTACTACGTTCTGGTGTTAATAAACCAATTTTGATTGCTGCTCCACCGTGCGATGTAGATGTATACAAGAAAAATTACGTTCCGTTTGAAATTATGAACGTTGGTAATCGCACCGTATTTTATAACATTTGTCAACTAAGTACTAAGAAGGGAATAGACGTATTGCTTCGTGCTTACTACGCGGCGTTTGCAGCTACTCCAAACGATGTGCTGTTGGTATTAAAAACATATGTAAATATGGGCGGTAGACAAAACGATGTTGAAATTGTAAAGCAGTATATACAGGGGGTAAAGCAACGTTGTCGTATTCCGACGAATGAATTACCTCCTGTGTTACCGTTAGTATATACAATGTCAGACGAACAGATTCATGGCTTGCACGCTCGCGGCGATGCGTACGTATGTTCTAGTAGAGCAGAGGGTTGGGGTATTCCCGTATTTGACGCTCTCTCACACGGCAAGACAGTTATTAGTAATCAAGGTGGTGGATTAGCTGACTTCGTTTCTAATGAAAATTCACTTATCTATGGTGGAACACCTTCTTTGTTCTATGATATGCCACACGGTGATCCAGGCTTATTTACTGGACTTGAACAATGTTTTGAACCATCCCCGGCAGAATTAGCTCTTAACATGAGTCGCTTCCACCTATTGAACAAGGGTGCAAAAGAAGGCACGTTAAACGAAGCTAATAAAAAGGAATGGGAGTCTGTTTTAATTCGTCGTAAAAACGCAAAGGGTATTGGTGAACGTATGGACTATCGTGTGGTTAGTAGCAAGATAGTTGAACAGTTGCTAATGGCTCATAAGTCTTGGAAAGAAACTGGCACTGTTCGTTATCAAGAAACAGTTAAGGAAAGCTTGGAGCAGACACTATGAATCAACAAATGTATTACGTGCCCCAGATGGCATCAATTGCCGAACGAGTAAATCGTCCGGTTAGATTAGTCCAGTGTATACAGATGCACAATGAAGAAGCATTTGCACCACTTGTATTAGCTTCTATTTATGATGAGGTAGATCGAATCATTGTTATCGAGGGTGCTGTAGCCAATCGTCCAAACGCAACTCCTACTGGTCACTCAACGGATAACACGTTGCAAATTGTAAAAGACTTCCAGGCTAACCACGATCCAAAACACAAGATTGTAGTCATTTCTATTTCTAAGCCATGGAAGAATTTGGAAGAAATGAAACAGACGTTTCTTGATCTTTCTACTCCAGGTGATTGGATTATAATTAATGACGCAGATGAATTTTACCGTCCAGAAGATATTCGTCGCCTACGTAAGGCTATTGAATTAGAACCGCACGCTCAAGAGTTTGTTCCTAATTTCTTACATTTCTATGGAGATATGTTTCATGTTGCGGTTCCTGGTCCTGAATGGCAACCTCAACACCAAAGAGTTTTTAAGTATGTTCGTGGCATGAAATACAATAGTCATCCTGTTGTAACAGATCCGGTTGGGCATTGTACATACTTCTCTCCCCACTATCAGCATCGTCGTTTTATGATGAATGATTTCTTTATCTACCACTATGGTTACGCTCGTTCCAATATGGATCAGATAATGAAAGACAAGCAAACGTATTACGAAAAGGAACTAGCGGCTCATGGAGCAGCTAATAAGAAGTTTGATCAAAAGGTAAAGGACTGGAATGAGAACACAGAACCAGTTCTTGATTTTGATGGCAAGCATCCTGATATTATTAACCCGCCGAGTTTCGTTGGCGTATTGAAAGGTGCTAATGTTGGTAATTGGCGTAATGACAAGTTTTATTCTAACGTACTAGCCAATAATCCTTATGGAAACATTTGGTTATGTATGACTAAGCAATCAAGTCCATACATGCAATTTTACCACAATGGCATTACGGTATGAAAGTTAGCGATAGAGTTACAGTAAAAGCGAAGACTCAAAACGGTAAGAACTTATTGGGGGCTCGTGGTAATACTGGCACTATTATTAAGCGTGAAGAATCTGTTCAGTGTTTTTTTGGAGCACCAGGAATTCTAATAAAATTTGATAGAGAGCCAAAGAGACCCCTAAAGGTTCTTGAAGATACTTTAGCTTCTTGGATTAAACAGTTCCCAACAACAGATGTCGATGAGTGTCGAGATTTTTTATATGATGAAGAGAACGACATGTGGATACAGATCCCATCAAAAGATTTTGAGATTACCGTAACATGATTAAACTTAGTTACTTAGTTAGTACCTATGATTCTGGTCATTACTTAGATCGTCACATAGCTAACTTACTAGATCGCCAAACAGACCCTAGTTTTGAAATTGTTATAGTCAATCCTAACTCACCTGGGACTGATGATTTTATAGCTAGAAAATGGGCAGCTATAGATAGTCGTATCAATTACGTTTACTGGCCCACCCGCGAATGGTATGGTGAATCTTGGTTACGTGCCTGGAGATGTGCCAAGGGGGAGTTTGTTATAAATTCTAACTCTGACGATTTTCACGAGCCAGATACTACAAAGTTTGTCTATAGCCAAATGAAAGCCGCTATCAATTTAAGCACTAAAAAGATAGGGTTTGGTTACGGCGGTCTAACCATTGTAAGTGACAGCGGGCAGCTATTAGGTAGAAGCTTAAAACCATCATTTGATTTCGAGCTAATGTCTCGTGAGTGTTGGGCTGGACCACAGGTTATATGGAGAAATGACAAGCAATTTACTAGTTCTTTAGACTGGAAATTGATGGAGGAAAGGGCCGCTAGTTACCGTTCGGCGTTTGACTATTGGCTGTGGTTATATTTTATGAGTCTTGGGTACCATGGTTATGTTATAAATGAGCTACTCACGATTTACACGCAACGTGCCGATTCTATAGAAAACTCTAACAAGAGTGCAAATAATTGGGAAACATATGCAGCCATTTCAGAGTTCTTCGGTCATAATTTTGATGGACACTTGAAGCACGCTAAAGAGTTTCGTGACTTTGCAAACTTACCACCTAAGAACGAGTGGGTTGCAACTATGCAAGCTGGTAAAAAATGGAAGTAATTAAAAAACCTTGGGGCTGCGAGCGTATTCTTGAACGTAATGATAAATACGTTATGAAAATTCTTGAAGTAGACTCTGGTAGCAGGCTAAGTCTACAATATCATAATGTAAAAGTAGAGACAATGTATTGTCTTTATGGCTATGGCGTATTAATTATACAAGAAGAGGGCATCTATAGAGAGGTATCGCTATTGCCTGGGCGTTACTTTACAGTCAAGGCTGGGGTGATCCATCGCTTAGATGCTAGTCACGGTTCTCCACTCGCCGTTTTAGAATGCTCCACTCCTGAGCTAGATGACTTAGTTCGGTTAGAAGACGATTATAGCAAGACTAGATTCATGTATGAAAAGTAAAATTCGCGTACTGCACTATTTACGTCACCTTGCTCTTGGTGGGACCGAAAAGACCTGTCAATTATTTTTCGAACATGCGGACAAGAGCAAGTTTGAAGTTGCCGTAGCTTATGAAAAGAACGGCGACCATCCACGCATGTACGAATTTCGTAATGGTGCAGAAGTTTGTAATGGTAAATTGTTTGAAGTAAACAGTGGTGATATACCTCAATATACATTTCGTAATCCAGAGCCAACGCTGCAAGAAGTGATAGATGAGTTCAGGCCAGACATCCTACATGTTTACCGTAGTGGATATCACGAGTTTCCTTCACCGGGACATCACGTTAACGTCCCTCATTTTATAGAAACAAACGTGTTTGGTTTTTATGACAACAATATGTTTATTGACCGTTCTCTATTTATGAGTAGATGGTTAATGAACAATACACTTCGTAATCTTATGCCAATTAATCGTGGTATAATGTCTAAACGTTTTGACTTTGTTAATAATCCCGTTGAAATGCCCTGTACAAGTGACACCTTATCAATTGCCCAACGCTGGAAATCAGAAGGGGCAATAATTGTTGGCCGTTGCGGACGACCAGATAATGGAATCTATAATGCAATTAATGTTAACGCTGTACGACTACTACGTATGCAAGGATATGACATACGTTTTATTGTTGTGGCACCACCCAGCAATATGGTAAAAGATTTGGCAGAGTTTGAAATACCATTCTATGTTATAGAGCCAACTACCAGCCCACTGATTTTAAGTACGTTCTATAATAGTATTGACATTTATACACATGCTAGAGCAGATGGGGAAACGTTTGGTGTTAATATTGCAGAAGCTATGATCCATGGCAAGCCAGTAATTACACACATCGCTACGCCCAGCGTCCCAGGCATGGGAGTTTTTCAATCTCAAACAGAGTTAGTTACTAACAATCAAACTGGATATGTAGTAAATAATAACCAGGGCGTATACTCTGATGCCTTACGTTCCTTGATTGATAATAAACAGATGTGTCAATTAATGGGAGAAGCTGGCAGAACAAAAGCCCAAAACGAATATGAAGTTAGCGTTTGTATGAAAAAGCTCGAAAGAATATATGAGGAAGTTGTAAATGAATAAGATTAAAGTTGTCCACCATTCCAAGACCGTTGGATTCAGTGGTACTGATAGGACCAGTCAATTATTTTGCAAGTATCTTGCTAAGAGCGAAAGGTTTGAGCCTTATCTTGTTTACCGAGAAGGCGATCTTGAAAACAAAAGATTAGATATTGCCCGCGAGTGGCTTGGTGCTGACCACGTTATTCCTTATCATTGGGTTCCCGGCAAGAAAGGACGCCAATCACCGTACATGCCAGAGGAAGACAATTTCTTTGATGTTTTAAAGCTGATTAATCCTGACATTGTACACGTACATAGAAGCGGGTATGCCGAATGGCCAGCTTATCGTTACTTGGCACCTAATGCTAAGTGGGTTGAAACTAACATATTTGGTTACGCTGATTTTAATACACAACGTCAAACGGATGCAGTAATCTATATATCTGATTACATTAAAAACCGTGCTATTGAAGCTGGCGGTGTAGACGGATTCGTTCTTTACAATCCTATTGAACAGCCAGTTTTAGAAATGACTCCCGACAGTAAAGAGACTTGCAGAGAGGCTTTGCTAATAGAATTTAAGATTCCTCATGATGCAGTTCTTATTGGGCGTGTAGGACGAGCAGATAATTTTGACCCAATTTCATTACGTGCTTTTACAGAGGTTGAAAAACTTCATCCAGAGGCTTATTACATTGTGGTAAATCCATGTGAAGGATGGCGACTTGAGGCAGCAAAACTTAAGATTAAAAACATACGTTTTCGTGATCCTATACTTAATGATAGTATGCTTTCTTGTTTTTATCGCGGGCTAGATATTTATGCCCACGCTAGACACGATGGCGAATGTTGTCCATGTAACATACAAGAAGCTATGATGCATGGTCTTCCTGTTATTTCGCATGAAAGTGCGATCTATAACGGACAATCAGAAATTATTGGTAACGCTGGCTTTGTTGTTCCTTTAGGGGATCACGTTGCGTACAGAGACGTTATGGTTCAACTGATAGTAAATCCTGAAATGCTTAATGAGGATGAAACAAGACTTGTACGCTTACGTGATTACTTTGGACGCGAAGCTCGTCGTCGTGCTATGCGATATTTTGAAGCTGAATGTACTACTAAGCAACTTGAACAGTTGTACGATATTGTTTTAAAAACAAAATGAAGGTGATTAGTTTTTGTTTATGGGGAGATGATCCTAAATATAACGTTGGTGCTATTCGCAACGCCGAGCTAGCACAACGATTGTTTCCTGATTGGGTATGTCGCTTCTACATTCCCGCACCACCCAATCAGCCAGACTACAAGTATCCTCCAGCAATGAGCGAGCTATCTAATTTTGAAAACGTTAAGATTAAATTAGTTCCGTGGGAGCCTAACTGGTCCATGATGCTTGCCCGCTTCCATGCAATAGCAGAAGATAACATAGAAGTTATGTTAAGTCGCGACTGCGACTCTCGTTTGTCTGTACGTGAACGCGAGGCGGTAGACGAATGGTTGGCTTCGCCAAAGATGTTCCACACGATGCATGATCACCCCCACCACAGCGTTCCTATTTTAGGCGGCATGTGGGGGATCAAAAAAGGTTTATTTAGTGAGCTAGGTAGACATGCCATAGAATGGGCTGGCGTAAATGAATCTCGTTGGCAAGTAGACCAAGACTTTTTAACCAACGTTGTGTGGCCCATAGTTAAGAACGACACATTGAACCATGATGAATTTTTTAGACATCTGTGGGGAGGTGTACCATTCCCAAGTCCGCGTGATGGACTTGAGTTTGTTGGCCAAGTATTTAATGCTGACGGAACAGTTGTAAGCGAACACCAAACAATGCTAAGGAAATATTTGAGATGATTAATAAGAAAATACTAGACGGCTGGGAAAAGAAACTTGACAAGGCTATGGAAACTGGCAAAGGTAAATTCTCCAACTGTCTTGTAAGTGACATACATGACTACAAGCGTATCATCTCCTTCTTAAGAAATGATCAGGTTGGTAAAGGTGCTAACCTAGCATATAATTTAGACACTGGTGCTAGAGAAGAAATTCCCATGACTGTTTGGAACGAAATAGAAAAGGCATATTACGCATGAGAGCTTTGTCGTTTGATGATATATCGCTCATGCCGCGATATAACAATATTACTAGTCGAAAAGACGTAGATACTGGCGTTAAGTTTGGTGATCTTACATTAAAGATTCCTATTCTTACTGCTAACATGGATACTATTACTGGTCACGGTATGGCTCGTAGTATACAGAAGCTTGGCGGGTTAGGATTTTTACATAGATTCTGTTCAATCGCAGATAACGTTCGTCTATATAAAGACTCTACGCTAGAGTGGCAAAATACAATACTTCCTATTAAAAAAGAATATGAAGCTGTAGTTTCCTTAGGTATCAACGAAGGTCTTGATCGTTTTATTGCATTGTACGACGTTGGTGCTCGTTACTTCTGTGTTGACGTTGCACATGGACATTCGCGTGCGGTTGGTACAATGATTACAGCTATGAAAAAATTTGATCCTAAAGTGTTCATTGTAGCTGGGAACGTTTGTACGGCGGAAGGTGCAGAGTATCTTGCTGACAAGGGGGCCGACGCTATCAAGGTTGGTATTGGTCCTGGCTCTGTTTGTTCTACAAGAATTAAGACGGGGTTTGGAGTTCCACAGTTTACAGCGATACAAGAATGTCGTCACGTTAGTTGTTTCTTGATCGCTGATGGCGGGATTAAAACTCCCGGCGATGCCGTGAAGGCGTTCGCCGCTGGTGCTGACGCTATTATGCTTGGTGGCATGTTAGCTGGAACAGACGAAACGCCAGGAGACGCTATTGACGGAGTTAAAACATTTCGTGGCATGGCTTCAAAAGAAGCTCAAGATGAATTCATGGGCTCAATGAACGATTGGAAGACTGCCGAAGGCGTGGAGATTCGTGTAGCTGCAAAAGGCCCGGTCGCGAACGTAGTGAGCGATTTAATGGGCGGTATTAGAAGTGGGATGTGCTATTGCGGAGCTAATACCATTGAGCAAATTAGACAGCGTGCAAGGTGGGTAGAGGTTACGGCGTCAGGAGCCGCCGAAGGGCGTCCTCATGGAGAAGGAAGACTATGAGACCTATAGACGAACTATACACTGAGCTAAAGTCCATTCAAAGCAAGATTGAATCTATCCGCAATACATGTGAACACAATGAAAAACGCGATGGGTGGTATAGCTGGAGACCTGGAGCTATGGACTGGACAAGTCTATGTTCTATTTGTGATCAATCGCTTGGTGCAGCTTTAACTGAACCTCCATCTCAAGATACAGGTGTAAACTTTTACTTTACAAATTCCTAATGCGAGTAGTACATTGTAAGAAAGAACCGTTTGATGTGTATGTAGGTCGTCCTACTAAGTGGGGTAATCCGTTTACTCATCTAGAAGGTACTTCGGCTAGATTTCGTGTCAGAACTCGTGACGAAGCCGTTGAAGCATATCGTGAATGGATTAAGACACAGCCAAAGTTATTGGAAGATCTACACGAATTAAAGGGCAAGGTTCTAGCTTGCTGGTGCAAGCCAGCATCTTGCCATGGCGACGTTTTACTAGAATTAGCAAATGAAAATATTAGTTAGTTATCGCGGAATACCACAGAGTCATGGTTGGGCCACGGGTGACATGGTATTAAAAGCTTTTAAAGATATGGGCCATGAGGCATATCCGTATGGTAATTATTATCAAAGGCCAGACCGTCTCGGTGGTCTTACCATAAGAGATACTGTTTCTCACGATTATGATCTTTATCTTCAAATGGAATGTGGTGACGGAGATCCCTTCTATTCGGAAGTAACAAAGTATATTCGCACACGTAAGGTTGCAAGCTGGTGGTTTGACGTTGCACTATACCCTCAAAAGTGGCTTAGTGAAACCGCGTACATAAAACCAGACATTAACTTTGTTGCCAATGTCAATTTTCTAGACAAGAATACTAACTGTATCTATCTTCCATACGCCGCATGTAACTCTAATCATTTTAGAGAAATAGTAGAAAAAGATAAAGATATTGATTTTCTTATTATTGGTTCAGACCGTCCAGAAAGACGACGCCTATTTGAAATCTTAAGACAAGCTGTTCCATGTGCTAGGGTAGAGTATGTTACAAACTCATTTAGATACGAATACATTTATGCCTTATCTAGATCTAAGTTTGTTATAAACGATATAGCTGGTGGTGGTAGTGGTTTATTGCCCATGCGTCCTTTTGAAACTATTGCGGCAGGATCAAACCTAATAACCCCAAAGGACGACGGCTGTAAAAAGCTAGGTATTCCGTGTATAGAATATACCGATGAAGCAGACTTGTTGCGTATATGCACGGCGTTAAATCTTACATCAAATTTTTCAAATCCAGCTTTACAAAAAGAGTTTATGCGTCATAATACATACAACAGCCGTTGTCAAACAATCTTAGATACAATTTTCAATGAAAGAATCTGATACGATTAGTGTTTTAATCTGCGTTCACAGTACTGATAACGAACACGATCTATTGCTACAGAAAGCACTAGAGTCTTTAGTACGTCAAACATATACCAACTTTGAAACAGTGATTGTTTTAGATGAGTGCTGGGGATACACTCGCAGTATAGTAGATAACTACTTGGACGTTTTAACTATTAGAACTTTAGAACGTCCTCGTAAGCAGGGGTTAGCTAACGCTAAGAACTACGGTATGCCTAAGTGTACTGGTGATTGGATTGCCTTCCTAGACGCTGACGACCAATGGATGGACTGTAAGCTAGAAGTGCAACGTAACTTCTTGCTTGAAAATACTCATGTAGACTTCTGTGGTACAAACGCTTGGGATAGTATTGATGGAGTATTATATCCTAATTGTTTCAAGGTAACAGATTACATTACGCACGAGCATATCGCTTCTCGC